AATGTAATAAGGAGAAGCACCTTCAGGTATAACGCCATTCCTGACAACTTCTTTAAAAGCATTTTTGTTGTCTTCAAAATCTTTGATTGCTCTTTCTTGTTCGTTTACTGCAAAAGTTTTTTCTTTTTCAATATTGTAATTTCTAAGGGTAGGAACAAGGTTAGATAAACTAGAAGCTAAATCTCTTAATGCAGGATTAATAGGTTGTTTTTGTGGTCTATAAAAAGTGTCTGTAACAATAGCATTTACACTAGGTAACTCTGGCTGTTTTAATTGAGGTGTATTTATTTTAACCATAATTAAAAGCCTCCAGGTGCATTAGGGTATTTACCTAAGTTTTGATTTGCTATTTTTTGTTGTCTTTCACGTTCTAATTGGCCTGTTCTGTAACCTAAATAGTCTTGACCAAAGCTTACCGCTGCAGAAGCAAAGGTAGTTACTGGGTCTACATTAGGAATATAAGCTTGATTAGCTTCTTGGCCTGTTACAAAGTTTTCAAAATTTTGTGAGGATTGTGCTCGTTCTTGTTCTAGGTTATTTAAGATAACACTATTGTAATTACCTTCTTGTCGATAATAATCTGAAAGCAGTCTGTCTAATGCACCACCACCAATATTCTCAGCAGCAGTCTTTACAGTTGCTCTAGCTTTTTTAGCATCAAGTGCTGTTCGTTCTAATTTAGATTGTTGTTGTACACCAACTTGTCTAATACGTAAGCCTTCCATACGCTCTTGATTAAGACGGTTTCTTAGGGCTAAAGCATTTTGTCGTTTAGCTGTGTCTTGAGCAGTTTTCTGCTCTTGCATTGACTGTTGATATTGTATGCCTGCACTAACTGCAGCAACGACTAATTCTGGTGAGCACATGTTCTTATAAATGAATAAAAAGGTTTGTTTTCATATCCTATGTTTTGTTTATTAATAAAAGTAAATCCACACCACTTTAACCAATTAAGGTGTAGTGTGTTTCGAGCATCAACCACATTGTATAAAAGAGGATGTAGTTGATTTATGAAATTTATGACTGCTTTGTTTTGTCGAAGAAAAGGTATAGCTATTTTTTCTATATCATCAGATGCTAACATCCATACAGCAGCATGTTTTCCTTTTTCTCCTTGCACTCCAAACATTGCACATATCTCATCTTTTGCTGTAAATATAGAAATGCAAATATGTGAATGATGAAGGCCTAAGATTAAAGCCTCAGGTCCTTTAAGATTAGCAAAAGCTTTTATTTCTGCCGCATCTTCTTTTCTAAGTTTATGACCAAGAGTTAAACAATCAGCTAGTTTTGCCTCAGCCATATATGGCTTAGGTGTTTTGTTCACTTTGCTGATTATAGAAACCCTGCCACTCTGCATTAATGAATGAACTTGGTAAATATTCTGAGTTAGTTAATTTTACTACTAAGCCTTCGTTACGAGACATAATAGGAAACGTATAATCTCCATCTTCTAAGTTAATACCATTAACAGTACCAACACCCACAATAGCGCCAGTAAAAGTTTTAGTTGATGTGGCTCTAGCTTTTGGTGTTACCTCGACTTTAAAATGTCCTGTATTATCATACGTTATCGTCCAGTTTCTTATTTGGAGTCTACCTTCTTTGACTGCTGTTTTACTTTGGGCTGAACTGTATTGGATATATTGTTGTGAGAACTGATACTCGAAAGTGTACTTCTCACCAACGAAAAACTTCGTTGAAGTTTGGTCACCTGACACAATGATATTACTACCAGAAGTAGACACAATAGGTATAAGCTGACCTGCAATAGTAGAATTAGCATTTACATTCCTTGTTACTACCTGCATTGTATTATCAATCGCATAAGGTAGCGTTATTGTTGTTTGATTTGTTACCGCGTTATAAGACTTTGTTAAGCCAGTAGAACTTTCATTTAATTTATTATCTAAGTGAGTTAAGTAAATAGCATCTGTATCTGTAACTGCGGGTGCTGTTTGTTTTTTAACTATATAAACACCATCACTTCGCTCAACCACCATGAATAAATCAGTTTCTATAAAATCAGCATTTAATACTTTTGTATTTGTAGTAGTACCATAGGTCCACTTATGCCATGCAGATTGTAACTTTTGATTGTTAGTGATGTACCATTGATAAACATAAACTGCATTTTGTTCATCATCAGATAATAAAACTAAAGTATTTTCATTAGTAGCAACTGCCATCTTGTAAACATTCTTAGGAATATACTTAGGAACAGCGGCCGTTATGTCATCAGCATCATTTTGGTCTGAATCAGGTCTAATAAAAAACTCTCTGACACCAGTAAAGTTGCCTTTGTTAAATGCAAAATAAATATTTTTACCTGCTGCTACAGGTTTAACATTTTTAGAATTTTCAAAATCTGTTGTAACAGAAATATCTACATTACTAGCAGTAAGGATTTGCCCACCTTTTAAAACAAATTGTGATTGGTCAGAAAATAAAAGTAAATCTTCATTAAAAGGTATTGCGTGTCTTAGTATTGAAACTTTTTGATGAGATACAGAAACATCAATAGGGTCTGAATCTAGAATTGTTGTTACTGTTTCAGGATAGAATTGAAAGAACTCTCCTGCTCTAGATAAGACTACGGTTTCATCACTGAGAAACCCAAGTCTATTTCTATGAAAGAAAATGTCCGATATTTTAAACCCTACAAATGAAGGATTAGGAGCAGATGTTTCATCACCTACTAATCTATCTCCATAACTAGGGACTGTGAAATCAGTACCAGAAATCGTATATGTTGCACCATTACAAGGCGTAAATCTAAATTGGCCATCAGCTTGTCTTATTAAAACATGAGGCATAGTAGAGTTATCTAGTTTATCTTTTGTCCCACCTACTACTGTTTCTTGATAAAAACCACCATCAGATGAACTATCAGATACAAACTTTACATAATAGTTATCAAAAGCATTTGAAGGGTCTCCAGATATTTCTACTTGATAACCATTAGGTGCTCTTTTAGGTAAGTCAGAAAATTCTGCTGTATTACCTTTTATAACTTGAGAAGCAGTATTACCAAAACCATCAGTAGCAGAAATTGTAAAATCAGATGAATTACTAATGTGTATATCACTACCAAGATTAGTAACACTAAAACCACTTAGTCCACTTATTTGATTAAATATTTGAGATACAATTTCTGTAGATTGGTATGAAGAACTAGTTGTAGTTGTTGTATATGAGTAATCAGTTCCGTTAATATTTAATTTGTAAACAGTTTGGTCAACACCTTGTGTTACTGAATAAATTGCCTCAAAAGGTCTAGCGGATGTAACTGTGCTATCCATAGCTACAGCTTGTGATTTATTAACTAGAAAAGTAAAATCTGCAACTGTAACAGCACTAAAGTTATCTTTAGGGTTAGTAATGTTTAGATAGTTAGTACCTGCAGGAGTATTAACAGTATAACTATTTCCATCAACATCAAATACTTGAATAGAATTTTGTGTAATAACCAGAATATATTTTTCATTAGAGTCACGATTAATTGTATGGATAAAAGGATTTGTAAAAGCAGAACTAGATATCTTTTTTACAAACTCGGTAGGAGGTCTTTTCTTTAATCCTTCTACAACTGAACTAAATCCATTGATTTGACTTTCTGCTTGTGAACCTAGTCTTAATGTTTCTGATTGTTGAGATACCCCATTGATAAGATTGGGGATTGCATGATTGATTAGAGGCATTAGGTGATTTTGTTGCCACGACTAATAATATTGAAAGTATCGAATGAATTAAAAATGTTTGTATCTGCTGTATCTGTTTCTTCTTGTTTTAAAATAGCTAAAGCATTTAACTCATCTACTTGATTGAATTTATGAAGAACACCTGCTCCTAAGGTCCTGTCTTGAAATACTCTTGCACCACGAATTGTTATGTATCTTCGTGCGTTCTCTGGTAACTCTGTAAAAGGTAAAAGAATAATTACATTAGCTTCTACTGCTTCATCAAAAGTAAAGGAATTACCTTGTTTATTGAATAAAAAGGAGCCTCTTTTGATTACATCATGTGTAGATAAAGGGTATTTACCCGTAGGTAAATCTACTCTCATAATGTTATCAGCGAGTGGTATTTTACTGTCTGTATCTAAGCTAAGTGAATATTTATAAAAAGTATTCCAGTGCCAACCTGCTGATTGGACCTCTCTGCTTATTTCTGTAATTGTGTTTGAAGCTAGTGTTGCATCTATCGGTAGTGTCCCTGTCAAACTATTAACAGGTGCTTCGCCTATAGTATGTAATAATGTATTTACAGCTTCGAGTTCTGTAGTTCCTGAAAGTGCCATGGTTTACAACTTATGTGATAATGTTTTATTTTTAGTTCTTTTAAAAATTCTACTGTGTCATTTGATTTTGCAATACAATGTTCAGCAGAATCATAAAATTCTTGTATGAGTGAACATTGTGGAAGTTGAGTTTCTTTATCAACAACACAAATAAACCCAATAAGAATAAATATTGATTTCATAACTTACTAGCAAAGGGGAGTTTATTTGCTCCCCTCTACTCTTTAATTATTAGGCAGTTTGAATTTCAACTGCTGCTTCAGGTCTTAGGATTCCGTGTCCTAATGCCATTTTAGCAACCATTAAAGTTCCTTGTCTGCGGATGTCATATTCTGACTCCATAGCTAAGTCCATAAGCTTAACTGTGCCGATAGCACTCTTATGGAAAACCACTGCGGCTGTGTTTGAGAAGTCACCGTTGTATGTATTGTTCTCACCAGTAGATGAAGCACCTGACTGGTCTGTAAAAGCAGAAACGGCTGTGTTTGATTTCACAATGTTAATGCCTGCTACTTTAAGAACTGTACCTTCTGCATATACACCATTGGCTCCGCCAAAATCTCTATTTAAAACTTTGTCGTTTTCTACAATGTTGTAATAAGTTGCAGGTGGTACTACACAAAACCTGTCTGTCTCAGGTACATCTTTCTCATCTAAAGCTTGAGCAGCATCAAAGATTGATGTGATTAATGAAGCAGCATTTGTTTTAGCATCTGCATCTGTAATCACTTCACCACCATTTTCACCATTAACAGTTGTAGCTGCTTGCGCTGCTAAAATTGATAATTGTAATAAGTGTTGGTCTACTGTTCTTGCAAGTGCATTACCCATTTCATTTGAGTAAATGCTTCTTACATCATAGTGATTTTTCGCTTCATCTAATTGAGCGATAAATGAGTCTGAAATGAGAAGGTCATCTATAGTGATTACTCTCTCGTTATGTTTGATGACGGAACCGTTAATCTCGTTTCCAGGGGTGTGATAGGCTGCTGTTGTCTTACCGACTGCAGGGAATTGTGCTGATTTTCCTTGAGAAATTGTTCTCACGGAAGTCATTCCAAGCATTTTATTTTGCCTTGCAAATGCAGCTAACACCTCAGAACTGAAAACTTTGAGAAACAGAGCATTATCGTCACCACTATTATCTGCTTTACCTAAAAAGCTGACTGTTGCGTTTGACATATTATTGTCTCCTTATTTGTTTTAGTTGTTGTTGTTTAACTACACCTACTTAAATCACGCTGAAGTTGTCGCCCGCAGGCGGCTAAAGTTAATTCTTTTGGTGTAACACCTCTCTAGTGAGAGATGGTGTTTATCCTGGGAGTTTGGTCCCTAATCTCCATGAGCGCATGGCCCAATACACTGGAGATAAATTCTTTTGTCCTTGTACTTTTTTTAAAGTGGCACCATGACGTGCCATAAATGATTTTCTATTTTTGGGATTATCTCTTTTGATAGACATATTAGGGTCACCAAAAGAAACCTTTTTGATTTTATCGTTACTCTTGTCTCTAACATAAACCATATACTTTTTGTTAGAGTTAGGGTTCCTCATAATTTTATTAAGAGGTTTACCTTCGTTAGACATTATTTCTTTTTCTTATCTTTCCAATTATTTTTCATTGCCTTATAGGCACTTTTAGAAATGGTAGAATTTTTCTTGCTTCTACTAATACCTAGTTTTTTTCTTCTATTAATATTTTCTACTAATGACATTTTTAAGCCTTCTTTATTTTTAATTTGTTTCTACGTGCTGCAGCAATAACATCACCTCTAGTGACTTTGTTTTTATCACCGTACATTGCAGCTAGTTTTTTGTTCTTATCGTGTTTTCCATAGTGTCCTGGCATATTATTTCTTTGGCTTTGGTTTTCGTTTAGTTCCGTAACCCATAGCTACTCCTTTTTTAATTTACCTGCTACTTTCTCTGCACTACGTCCTACTGTGTAGCCACCGACTCCAATAGTCAGTAAAGTCCATAAAGCATCAGGTAGTTCTAATAATATTCCCCAACCAAAAAATGCATTGGCATAAGGAACAAGTAAGTAGTTGTTAGCTATAATCATAACCACAATTAACATTAACAATGGTCTCCAATTTCTAGCTAACCAACTTTCACTTTTAGCTTCTGCTAAAATTATATTTGCAGCAGAC